ATAAATAGGGAATAAGTATCTGAATAAATATTAAATCATAAACTTGCGATTCAATTTAATGAATCTCCGGTCATTCCGTAAACAGCTGATTGCGCTGCATATATAAACCAAGGAGTATAACGTTAGAGGTCAAATGAATACATAAAATAAAATACATAACGAGGGCCTAAATAAAATAAACTGTTTAAAATTAGTACAATTGTAAAAGTTAAAATCATAAAATAGCAAAATCTCTAAAGCGAAAATTCATAAACTATCAGAGACGAAATAATTTACGAAGTGATATCTAAAGCGTATCAAACTATTTGCTTTTCTTCATTACCGTGCGAACAAGGCTAGAAGTGGACGGACCAGTCAAAAATCCATCAGTTCCGTATAAGCCAAAAGCTATATCGTGATCGAAAGCGGTATACATGACTATCTCCACATCAGGATGAACAGCTGAGGTTGAACGGAGTGGAGTTTGTACGTAAAGAGTCAATGTACCCATTCCATCCTCAACATCAAGATACGGCTTCTCACACAAGTACGGGCAAATGACGGCGTATGTACCGCGTCCGCTATTTAAGTCTAGCGTGGTAAAATACGTCTGACTGGCATCGGCATAAGCAGGCGAAAAAGATTGACGAGGGGAATATGCACACAAAAGTTGCCCACGATGCATCTCCGATGCTATAATGTCAAACAGAAAGACTATTCCTCCATGCCATTTCTTGTACATCCTAGCAAATATGCCGTGTAAACTTCCTGGAGTAATAGCTATATCTGGACCGACTTCAATATTGGCGAGAACATGACCAGCAGCGTGACTTTGCTGCCATGAATATCTCGCGGACAAAGTCTTGGTTTCAGTAACCAATCGACGTATGTCGGTTTCAGTAGTGGAAACACCGAAACACTGATCGTCGGGCAAAGACATGCCATTATGGTTAGTGGTCCAAAGTCGTTCAACAAATTGAGGAACATCGGTAGATATTGTATAAGGACGAGTCTTCATAAGCACCGGGGCAGGCTGCTGAGTAATCATGTGAGCGTCCAAAAGGCTGGCCAGCACAGAAACTTTCTCTACTATAGGTATAGTGTTGTCCAAAGCAGTGTTGATTTCTTCCAAAATGCCAGATTCTATCTCGGTCCTGACGAATGCAAGGTTTCCAGTAGCAGTAATGTTTAATGGAATGAGCTCAGGAAGTCCTTCGGTGCCCCTAAATATACCATAATGCCAGTCATCACCGACTGCGCCGTAAATGTTGAAATCGAAAAATTTATCGGTATTAGTGTAATTGATGACGTTAATATAAATGGCGTCAGTATCAGAGAGGCCTGTATTAAATCCTGTAAATGAACCAATAAACGTATCATGCATCCAAGGCACGCTAACAGTAACAGAAGTAGTTAATGGGTCCATTACCATAGATCCAGACAGTGTATCGCCAGCGCCAATACCTTTAACAGTAATAAGCATGCCTTTCATAGAGTCAGCATCCGAGTCGATGCGAACATTTAAGGAGCCTCGATATGCGGCAAAGTAAGTCCAAAACGGAGCTATAGCAGGAGCGAGAAGAACGATAGGAATGGTTATAGTGCGTTCGGCATTAGCTTGAACGAACAACTTATAAAGTCCCAAAGTCCTCCATCTTTTGGAAAGCTGATTCATGCAAGTCGGGGCGTCCTGATAGTGTTGGGGCCTTACGCGTGCGACTGTTCCTGGACCATTTGATAAAACGGTAGCTTTCATATCGGCGATATTGTCGTTTACAGATGCTTCGACGGCTTTTTGTGAAAACTGCGAATCTTTTATCCCATCTTTAACTTTGGAGGAACCCAAGTCCCGGCCGCTTTCAGGTAATGTGACGACCATGGATTGATGTTTATCCAATTTGTAGGAATGGAAAGATCCAGCTGGGACTATATCAGGCAATTTAAACTCGTTACCTTCAAAAGCAACGTAAACGGACATAGAAATAGAGTTAGCATTACCAGTGCCTGTGCGAAGAGGGGAAATGACCCAAATGTAAAATTGTCCTAATGTTTGAGCCTCATCATTGGCATCTATGTATCCATAAAAATGACGGAACGGGATTGTTATCTCATGAGACTCGTCCTGCGAAACTTTTACAATCTGAGCTCCCAGAGGAATCATTATATTGGGATCCATTGAAACGACAGGATCACCAAGAGGATAAAATCCTAATCCGAGACATCCTGCATAAAAGGGGGATGCCTTCAATACTATCTTCAAAACAATATCCTTACACTTCCATAGCTTTGTAACTAGAAAAGGGGCTTTCTGGGCCGCTGTGCGGATGAGGTCCTTAGGAACATTATATCGCTTAAGGACAGTATTGGTAATTTGAGTAATATCCCACGTGATGTCTTCAATGTAGGTAAACTTATTAGACAACATAGATAGATCCCATGATGGATCATTCATATATGCTGCAGCTCGATCATTCTTAGATTGAACTGTAGTTTTACCGACAGAGACAGCTGTCAAAGTCTTCTGTGGAGCGTCATGAATGGTAGTACCAATGCGCTCAGTAGCGACCTTAGCAGGGTCGTTGGAATTAGCTAGGGAGACATCCGATGGAAGGACGTTTCCAACTGTATCGGAGATGGCAATAGCTGGTTGCTGGCTCATCTCGATTTGCGATTTATCGGTCGCACCCGATTCTGGAATAGTGTTAGTAATCATAGTAATATATTGATCCTGACTAACTGGACGGTGTATCGCCTCATGAGGCTCCGCGTTGTTGAGGAAAGGATCTTCTTGGTCGACGCGCGATGCAAAGTCCGCGTGCGCGCCGGGGAAGCGGTAGTATCCTGTGAAAACACGATAAAGCTCTGAATAGGTAGGCAGACAAAGTGTTGGAGCTTTTATCAACACTTTATCTCTAATATCATTGAATATTTTCTTGCCATGGAAAAAAACACCACGCAATGCAGCAGTGACATTGTCTTCTGTAGCCTTCTTGGCGTCTCGTTGATGTTTATTCAACCGAATCCAATACATGGATTCAGTGAGAGATGCCAATTCAGGCTTGGGTAGAAAGTATCCATCTCGGTAAATAGTGGTATTCTTAAGAAAAGACAAATCCATGAAAGGCGTGGATTCAGCTATGTTCAAAGACTTGTCTGAAGAAGTAACATCAAGACAGTGGCTTTTGAAATATTCAGCGACTGTACGTCCGTTGTAGAACTCAAGAATACGAGGGTCTGCAGTAGTGATCGTATCATCGCCTCCACGCATACCTCTGACATACTTCAGGTATATGGGAATGGAGGCTAGGTAGGGACTGTGCTTGCGGGCTAGGTGTAAATAAGCAGCGCGATGCAGTCCTTCATTGATCAAACAATTCATAAGAAAGGTTAGAAGACATCCAGACATAATACTCAGAATTAAAAGCAGATAATCACGGAAAATAGCGTATGACGATGAAATAAACTCTTCAAGAGTCTTTCGCTCTAGATCAGAGATGGGTTGAGAGCGAAGCAAGACACGCACAGCGCGGACAATAACCTTCTTGGGAATATTTCTATCCCAAAACTTAAAATCAAAGTCGAAACCGCGTGGTCCTGCTTCTAACATGTACGTAGCCAAATCATGCCAATCTAAAGAAAGTCGATCTAATGATGGTATGCAAAAAGAATCTGAAATAGAAGCGTGATAAAATTGAAAAAGAGCGCTATAAAAATACGTACGCATAACTAGGAAATGTATGACATTAGAACAACTGAATATTCTAGTCTTAGGAGTGGTAATCTTTGCGTGTTTAACGCGCTCATCCTTCAATGAAAGAGTATAAGGAAGAAAAGGAACTATTCCATTTTCGATCTCTTTAATGGCCTTATTATAATCGTCAATAATTCGACGAGTGGGATAGATGACCCCATCTTCTTCATAAAACAGATCCTTCTTGGTGAGTCCTTCTCCAACATACGGGTATCCACACGACGTAGACATGTCAATGCGAGTATTTTGGGGGATCCACGATAATCCATTGATCGCCTCCAAGAGCGTCAATTTTCTATTCGGAACAAAGGATTTAGCCTGGATACGTCCAAACTGTTCGTTCAACGAGTCGAAAGCTTCATCAAGCTCATCATCAGGAAATGGAACTCCTGGTAATTGAGTATATCCCGAGAACAATTGCTTGTAGAAATTGTCGCCGCGAAATTCAATCGGTAATCTAGAATCATAAGGAGACAGAACGGAAGGCTGGGTTATTGATGGACCACATGCCTCATAGGCCAAAGACTTACATATATCAGTTCTAGTTGGCTGAAAAGCGGGTTTGGATACCTTGCCAACTGTATAGATAGTAGCGTTATCTGGTAAGTAAGGAAATACAGACGACTCTTCAATAGTAAACATGGGACTCAAATTAATGATCTCTCTGGTATCCATGGCGTCTTGCAACGCTTTCCGGGTAATGTAATGGAAACAACTCTCAGGGTTTGAATCACTGCTTCCAGCTCTAGCTATGTGTATGCCTATGATCGGAGATTCTTGTCTCAACAACCTAAAAGCACTACCACATGAAGCAGGGCGGGAAGAACACGAAGCCATTCCTATGTTCAAATAAACGGTTTGTTTTCCTTCACGTCTAAGAGTAGAGGTTCGTTCTTGGGTAACGACTCCACGAGAAACTATAAAACGGCCGGAATAATGACCATTTTCATAAGGAACGTAATCGTATTTATCAACGGCCATGCCTTTAACGCTGTGAGAACCATCCCAAAAGTGTTTGACGATATTCTTCTCTGCAGAAAATATGGAATGATCTAGTTCATAGAGGATCAAATCCTGACGACAAAAGACGTCCGTCGTTTCAGAATACATGTTGCCCTTTATCTCGATCAAGCGAGTGCTATTAAAGTTAAACACTCGCGGCAGTCCATTCCAAGTAGACTTCAGGAGTTCAATCTCTCGGTACGAATGATCGATTTCGCCTTCATCATTATAGAAGAAGTGCCGGGGAACTAAGATGAAATGTCCCCCTACGAATAATACATTAGTACAATTTAAAGAGCGTCTGTCATAGATGAATCCAGTAGCGTTTTCTATGATCTTAGAAATGGCGTCGTAACCGCCGGATTCAGGAACAGTATATCGAGGACCCTTATTCTTTGAGGTACGCGTACCACCAGATTCTTCACTCGAATGAGTGGAAATCTTATAAATGGCAAAGAGAGCGCAAACACCACCAACCGCCAAAATGACTGAGCGGAACAGAGGCTGCAAAATACTTTTAAGCCATGCTCGAGTAGTCATGCCATTAGTCAAAGCAGTAGAGGTAAAATTAGCAAGGGAAATCATTCCAGCAACCATAGAATAGGTAACTAAATATGTTCCTGAATAAACGCATCCAACGAGTAACGTGGTGGAAGCAATGGCCTTGAATTGGTCAATAACTCCAGACTCTGGCTCGGTGGTGACAAATCTCTCATAATCTTTCATAAAGTCCTCATCGGCTTGCCAGACAGAATTAGCCTGTGGGAGATCTGGTGTAAGAGCGAAATTATAGGAGGCGCCTAAATCGACAATGGCGCGTTTAGCAAGGTCATTGACCATGGCCTTAACTTTCTTGAACTGCGACTTCTTGGCCCTGTTTACTACTGTAAACAATGCTTTGGCTTCATCAAAATCTAACTTGCGTCCTATGAGCTTCTTATATCTGTTACAAGATCTAACCGTAAAAATCTTCTCTTTCGGTTTTTCAGGGTTGTAACGAGAATGGACTTCAAGCTCTAAGTCATATCGACGTTTAAGCGCTTCAGTGGAAGCGAGTTTTTGAGCAGCCATATCGACAGAAATATTGGTACAAATAACCACAAACTCGGGAGAAGCGGTCATTCCCTTAATCTCAGGTCCATGTATATTAGGACTGTCAATCGGAAAAGGCGCAATAGAGCATAAACGAATAACAGCTAATGCCTCCATAGTAGACTCTCGATCTTGTTGAAAGTCATCGAAAACAATGATCTTCTTGTTGGACATGCCAGGCTGGAAAGTATCACCTGTATTCCAGGTATGCGATTTCTCAACAATTTTCCGCATTGGATCGTCACCTTTTAGTTCTTCTTCGGTGAGGACTTCGCCCGCAACTAATGCAGACCAAAAAGTAGATTTTCCGGTTCCGGGACCTCCTGAAAGAACCAAAGTAGTAGGCTCAAATTTACGTGGGGAGGCGGTGGGAGGAACAGTCAATGCACTATTCATTTTATTCTTGAAATCAAAATATGCTCCGTCCAATCTTCCTTTCTGGGAAGCATAATCATCGCAGCGCGCAAACGTTGCGTAAAGTTCGTGTCGCAACGCGTTCGGATCTAAACATTCTTTGAGGCTTTTCCCTTCTGGAGATTCATCGACAAATTCGAGCTTATTACACGAATGTTGGTAAGCCAGATATAAAGTAGCCAATTCATGAAAGGGAGAATCTTTAGTCTGCATTTCTTCTGCAATCCATTCTTTAGTATTCTGTAGTCTGCCAACAAGGACATCCATGAGGAAATCAACGAGCGACTTAACCATCTTAATGGAATGTCCTAATGTGACAAAAGACATCAAAGTAGGGCGAGTAGTTTGCAAAAACTGCGAGATGATCTTGATACCTCCCATAAACTTATTGGGCAGAAGAGCACCTAAGCCCATGATCATAGAGCACAATTCGGTAAATGACGATTCCGGAGTAGTGGATATGAAACTCTTAACTTTCGTCCAAAACTTCTTGGGTTTCTCCATTGGAGCTCGTTTGAATAATTGCTCGCGAACATAGTCCTTTGTCTGAGTTATAGTAATACACTCGGGATGTTTGATGAACTCCTCCATGAAGTGTTTAAAAGAAGCACGATCGTTAAGTTCTCTCGCCTCCTTAACCGCTGAATAGACAGCTGGGGCAAGAACAGTAAGCTCATCGTAAATGATCTTCTTGACTTCTTCAGGACCGTCATCATACGCGATCCTTAAAAGGACTTGCGGCATCTTAAGCAAATCAATTTCTTCGGCAAACATGACATCCCGCAAAACGTTGGTCAATGCTAGAAATATGGCCGTCTTAGAATATTCATTCTTAAAAGCGACAAGAAGCGCTGCAATGTTAGCAGGGCTGACCGCGCTACAATAAGCAAATATGATCTTAAAAAGCTTACGAGCGGCAGCAAGAAATTCCTTCAGCAAACTTACGATGGTGCTAGTAACACAAGCAGTCACCAGTTTATTGATGGCATCAGTAATAGCCTTCTTGATGGCTTTCCATCTTTTCTTCAGCTCGGTTTGAACTGAGTTAGATGCGGCTTTGATAGGAGATGTAATAGCGGAAATAGTGGAGCCTTCTGGAATGGTATGAATTGGAGAAATCATGTTTGAAGAAGACAATTCTGACGTGGCGGGAAGCGAAGTCATTGAATCATCTGATCTTTTATCGGAGCGGAAATCATTAACAAAATCAGAAATCGGAAAACGGAAAGTGCGATAATCTTCTTGATACATTCTAGGCAAATAGAACAGGACGATGGAAGCGTTCTCTCTGCGCACTCGAGTAATCTCTTGTGCGAAAACGGCAGCCTCATCATCCAAATTACGATCGAGGTAATAATCGGCTTCAGCCTCAAGATCGAGTATAATGGATCCATAACCCTTATTAAGCAAGCGAGAAAGTCCATCTAAACGAAATTTAGAGATAAAATCTGCGATAGCGATCTTCATCACATCGCGATCAGTCTCATAAATAACGAAAGAATCAAAACATTCTTCATGAAGTTTCAGAGCATGCTCAATCAGTTCATCACAATAATAAGAATATGAATAGAATTCATTCTCATTTGAAGGTTCGGGAACCGAAAGGATCTCATCAAAGACTTCGGAAATAGTCTTGAGTAAAGAGATATCTATCAAAAACTTAAAAGAGTCTCCAAACTCAGCTTCGTCCCATTCTTTATGAAACCCGACAGGATATCTGGGAGATGGTAATCGACCAGAAAGAGTGACATATGGATCCGTGTAAACGACTTTAGCGGTCGGAACTGCCTTACCTTTCAAACATTCAGCATAAGACTTAGGTGTTAAACCTTGACATTCTCGAAAAAAATTCTCACGAGAAATTATGGGTCGGTACGAGTTCTCAAAGCGGGCACAGACTATTTCAAAGTCGTTATCATACACGTCATCACCGGATCCGCTGTAAATAACGGATCCAGTATGATCAACATGCTTGTCGAAGAATTGAACATAAGAAACATCGGCGTTCGTGTATCGATAGGTTGAGGTCTTACACCTAGAACAAAACCCATATTCACATCCACAAGGAGTGGTATGAAAACGAGTTCTTTTCTTTCCGCAGCGTCCACAAGCGACGTCTCTAGTGCCAATATATATTGATCGTCCGTGGTTGCAATTGAATGCAGCGCGATCAGTATAATAGACGGTGTTATGTCTTAAACCGCAGTCACACTTATGATGTTTATGATAAGCGATGACACGGCGATTTAAGTCAATGCTACACATTGGGCCTTTAAGGCCATATTTCTTGCGCTTCTCAGTGTGACGAGCGTAATATTCTTTGCGAGCTTTGGCAGCGGCAACACGACGTTCTCGTTTCTGCACTTGAGCGCTAACGAAAGTAGCATCAGGCTTGATAGAATTGGCCGTAGCAACTAAATCATCAGTGCACTGTTGTTTGTGCTCTTTAACACTTTTGAAGTAGGCTTCACGTTCAAAACGTTCCTGAATCTGTGATCCTTTCTTCTTAGTTAAAAATTGCTTCTTTTGTACTGAATTAAGGAATTCCGAAGCTGAAATCCCCTCGTCTGGAATGACGGTAGCCTCAATTTGAATCTGAGGTTTCAAATCGAGGACTTTATTGACCAATTGTTTGTCTTTCTTAGTCATTTTACTCTTTTTACCATTTGAGCTAACGGTCTCTAGTTTTTCGCTCTTGAGAAAAGAGGACAAGGAAGTTTCCGTGGAAGTCATGATTAATGAAAACACAGTAGACTTGGCATTTCGCGAGGTCTTTTCTGCGTTTATCTTGCATAATACGTTGGGAGATGTTAATTGTGATGGATTTTCCGGTTCAAAATTCTCCTTTAGTGTTGTGCCAGATAATAGTGGTTCAATGAGGCTAGCGTGGGAAATCAAAACGGAATGACCAAATGTATTGTCAGACGAATCGAAACAAAATTCATTCGGTGTCTTGAGAGGGTAGCGGTAGTCAATATCGTTCCTTTGAGAAAGTGGGTACGTTTCCTGATCATAACTGGGTGACGAACTATCGTCATAGGGTGCACATCCATGCTGGTAAGTTGGTTGAAGAAATGGCGTAGTTGCGGAAACACACGACATTTCTGCCACGAAATAAAACATATATAATTTAATCAAATAACTTATAGTTTTTGTAATATTAACTTAATATATTTGTTGGGTCAACC